TGGGGGCGCTGCTCCTGCTGAAGACCTTGGTGCTGCTCCTGCTGAAGATCTTGGCGCCCCAGGTGTTGAGGATCTTGCAGAAACAGTTGAGGTTGATCTCAACATGCTCAGATCAGAAATTAGAAAAATGAGACGTCTTTCCGAAGCCGGTCATGAAGCTCATCACATGGAGGGTGAACACGAAAAGGAAGAAGCCCATCACATGAGCGATGCCCATCATATGGAGGGTGAACACGAAAAGGAAGAAGCCCATCACATGGCAGAGACAGAAGATGAGGCCTACTCCATGGATGAGGGAGACAAGGATGAGAAAGAAGTCAAAGAAGAGAATCGAAAGTTGCGCAGAGCTATCTTAAATCAGGGCCGGAATAGTCGTGCCATGAGCTCTAAGCTCGATGAATACAGAAGTGCAGTTCAATCACTTCGTGAGCAATTAACAGAAATGAACCTATTCAATGCGAAGCTACTTTATGTAAATAAAATGCTTCAGAATGGAGACGTTTCTTCATCGCAGCGTCGATCCATAATTGAGGCTCTCGATAGTGCTCGAAGTCTTAGAGAGGTAAAGCTCCTCTATAAGAGCCTTGCCGAATCTATCGGGAATCGAAAGAATGGAAGAACGCTGAATGAGTCGGCGGTCCGAAGGAATCTTGGTTCCGCCTCTCGTGCGACTACCCAGGCATCTGCTACCAGTAATGAGGCAGCAGAGGTCGGAAGATGGGCAGTTCTAGCGGGAATAAACAAATAAATTCATCAAACTTAGGAGTAAATTAAGATGAGTAAATCCTTTACGTTAAATCAACTAACAGAGGGAATACGTCAGCGTCACCTGGGTGCACAGAACAGAAGGCTTGTTGAGAAGTGGTCACGTACCGGACTTCTCCGCGGGCTTGATGGTCAGTACCGGGAGAACATGGCGAGCCTTCTAGAAAACCAAGCCGCACAGCTTCTTAGAGAGGCTAATTCAGTCGGTTCTGGAGCCGGTGCAGGTACAGCTTCTGGAGATCTCCAGGGGTTCACCAACATCGCTTTCCCAATCGTCCGTCGAGTCTTCGGTGGTCTGGTTGCTAATGAGCTAGTTTCAATCCAGCCAATGAGCCTTCCTTCTGGACTGCTTTTCTATCTGGATTACACCTACGGAAGCGACAGAGGTGGTGATACAAACCTCGCAACTGGTGCTTCCTCACATGCACAAACCTATTCACAGGGTCAGTCAATCTACAACCTTCCCACAGGAAAGGGTGTACGTTCTGGTTCTACTGCAGTCGGCGGTCAGTATGACCTAGTCGGAGCAGGATATTCAAAGGTTCACAAGACTGTTACAACCCTTAGCATCGCAGCTTCTGGTGCTTATGGTAATACTGGTGATGCAATTACTGCTGGAACAGTTGCGGTTGCTACAGGTACTGATGGAAAGCTTCTTCAGTTCGATCCACAGATCACAAGACTGATTGAAGATGACCCCGGTCAGAACTCTCTTGGAAGATTTGGCTTTGTTCTTTTCAACCTGAGCTCATTCCCATCAAGCATCGATCTTACACAGGCTAAGGAAGTTGGTGTCTATTCAACTACAGCCGTTTCTGATGCTGCTGGATCAAACATGAAGCTTGGAAATGTTCCTGATTCAATTCAGGGAGGTACAAACATCAAGAATGTTAGACGTCTCAACCAGCTTGGTACGTACAACTCTTCTACTGGTATCTTCACGGCAGATCCTTTTGCCAATAGAAACACAACAAACGGTGTTCTTCTAACTGTTGTTACTGGTACAACACCTACGATGGGTGGAAACCCACACGATGTTCACTTCCTTACTGCATCATATGTTGTTTCACCAACACTTGATGTTGACAGTTCAGATGGTGCAGCTCTTACGATCCCATCGTTTGAGTCCAACTTCAGCACATCTTCACCCTCACCGATCATCCCCGAGATCGACATCAAGATCGAGTCAATCGCTGTTACAGCGGTAACCCGTAAGCTTCGTGCTCGCTGGTCACCAGAGCTCGCTCAGGATCTTAACGCTTACCACAGCCTTGACGCTGAGGTTGAGCTAACCCAGATCCTCTCAGAGCAGGTTGCACTTGAGATCGATAGAGAGATCCTAAATGATCTACTCGTTGAGGCACAGGGTGCTAACTACTACTGGTCACGTCTACCAGGTAAGTTCGTTAACAAGAGAACAGGTAGAGCTGCTGAAAAGGCGAGTTCACTCGCTTCAGGTCCTCAGTTCACTGGTACAGTTCGCGAATGGTACGAGACACTTGTTGAGACCATCATCGACGTTGCTAATGAGATCCATAGAAAGACACTTCGTGGTTCCGCTAACTTCATCGTTACCTCACCAGATGTTGCTACAATCTTCGAGTCATCGGTTCTCTATAAGCCATCACTCAAGATCGATGGTGACGGACAGGTCGGCGCTCCATTCTCACTGGGTGCTGCACAGATCGGTTCTCTAAGCAACCGCTTCACAGTCTACAAGGATCCATACTTCCCACGGAATAAGGTCCTCGTCGGTTATAAGGGTGGAAGCTACCTAGAGACAGGTTACGTATACGCACCTTACGTACCGCTGATCGTCACTCCTACTATCTTCCAGCCGGAAGACTTCACACCCCGTAAGGGCGTGATGACTCGGTATGGTAAGAAGATGGTTCGTGCTGACTTCTACGGTACAGTAACATGTATGGATATGGACGTTATCTAAGATAACAACCTAGTTAAAGCTGAGGCGGCTCTTCGGAGCCGCCTCTTTTTTTATTTAAATGAAGGACCGTGAATCCATCCTACAAGACAGTACCTTGTCCCTGTTTCAACCTTTCTAACGCTGTGAGAGATAAAAGATGGAAACATTGTTGCTGATCCTTGTGTTCTTACCCTGGGATCACTCTCCATTGAAGAGATTTTAAGATCTCCCCCTGTATATTCTTCCGGATCACTTAGCTGGATGGTGAATGTCACTTTTCTACTTGCTGTCCTTTCAGTGTTTCCAACATCCATGTGCCACTCATCGTAGTGATCTCCAGGGACATATTTCATTATCTGGACTTCCATTTTCTCTGATATGTCAAATTTCCAAAATTGTGAATTGGCTTGTTCAATTGCATCTGACATGTTTGTCATAAATTTTGTCATAAACTCTCTATCTGGTGATAGGTCTATAATTGATGAACTTCTAACGGATTTGTTCTCTATTATTTGAGAATTTTTTCCAATCTTTGTAATTTCCCACTCTTTTGAATCTTTATATCTTTCTATAATTTCGTTGCATGTTTTCTTGTCAAATAACGTGAAATTTAAAACATCAGCAACATGTATGTTTTCTTTCATTCTTTCTCCATTTACATTATACAGTATTTTTAATAATTTTTCACTAATGATAATTTCACATAAAAACAAGCTTGTATTTTTTAAGCCTATGAAGGTTGCTGGATCTAGTGTTGAAGTTGCACTTAGTCGACATTGCGGAGACGAAGATATTCTAACCGGTACAAATCACATTGAAGAAGTGATTTCGGAAAAGTATGACTATCCAACGAGAAATAATATCGTTAAGCATAGGCTAAAAAATGAAGTCGCTCTATCTGCATTGAGTAAAAGTGGAAACATTCACAAAGTTACACCTGAAATGATAAAGTCGGGTGTTTTCGTTGAGGTTATTGAGCCAATGTTTCACATGCACTCCCCCCCATGCCAGGTGTTTAAGAGATGTAAAGCTGATATATCAGATTATAGAAGCGTAACAATCGTCAGAAATCCTTGGGATATGATAGTGTCTTTTTTCTGGTGGTCTTTTTACACGTCTCCATCTGGATATATTGACTCTATGGGTGTCGTTCATTCAAACAATATTTCCTCTAGGTTTAGTCAGTCAAGTCATCCAGAAGTTGCCCCAACCCTGCTAGATGATGAATCATCCCTTAGGACAAAGATGGAGATATTCTTACAGCTATCTGGAAACTTTAACGGACCTTTTGGCATTGAGAGGAATAAAAACGTTCTTGAGTGGTTTATACAAATGAATGAGAGATTTTATGAGATAGATCATGACTATATTCTGAAGTATGAAAATCTTCAGAAAGACTATGATGGCCTGTGTGACTTTTTATCTTTTGAGAGATCAACTTTGCCAAGGCTAAAGACGAGCCAAAGAAAGCTTAAGATTCCATACCAGGAGTATTTTAACGATTGGTCTCTTTCCTACGTGAGTGATAGATTATCTACATGGAAAGATAATTTTAACTATTGCTTTTGACTCCTATATTTAATATCAGTAATCATCAAGTATAGGAAGATGGAATGAAAACTACAATTGACGACGTGGTCGGTCTTGTCCACAATATCCTCGGAGACGGTCTTGAAGTAGGAAGCTCCGTAGCAAACTTTTCGACAGGAACTGTCGTTACACACAGCGGTGC